TGCCGATTTCCATGATTATAGCTTCAATAATAGTGATATTTATCAAGGAACATTCTATGACCAAAGTTATAACAATACCAGTGGAGAATTACTCTCTGCTTCCTTCTTGGACTCAAGTATCAACTATGGTGGTATACTAGATATAGGAACAATCCAAGCACAGTCTCATAACTATGGTTATATAAGTCATGCCAATGTATATTATCCTGCTCACTATCCATTAGAAGGCACATGGGGTAATGTAACATATTATGGGTACAGCTTTGGTTGTACAAATAGAGTAGCAGACAACTATAACCCAAATGCTAATATAGATGACGGATCTTGTACATACACATTAACAGGAAGAATTTCAGCTTACTGGAATATGGATGAAACAAGTGGCACACGTTCAGATGCTACAGGACATGGACTTACATTATTTGACCCAACAAGTTCCGTGACTTCTGATACTGGTATAATAAATAATGCAGCAGTGTTTAATGGAACTAACTTCCTACAAACTGAATAATATATGAAAACAGTCAATTTATCTGGAGATTTTACAATTTCACTTTGGTTTAATGCTACAAGTTTTACTAGTCAAGCAAATGAACTTATAACCAATCCCAATAATGGATCGGGTGGTGTTGGAATAGCGATAGGAGCAGGAACAGGAATAGATTTAAATTCCCCTAATCAGTTTGGTAATCGTTTATGTTCATATTCATTTCAAACAGGAACATGGTATCATATAGTTGTTTCTAGAAACAATGGAGACTTTTTAGCATGGGTTAATGGAATTCCTCAATCAGTTTCTTATGGAGATTCTAATGATTATAGTGGACCAATTGCTCTAGGGTATGATAATTCTGGTTCGGGTAATCAATTTGTAGGAAAAATAGATGAGGTTGGAATTTGGACAAAACCACTTAGACAGACTGATGTTTCTGCTCTTTATAATTTTGGTCTAGCAAATCAATATCCTTTCAACAATCCCCCACTTCCCCCTTATGTAACTAATGGTCTTGTGTTCTATACAGATGCTCTTGGATATTCAGGTAATGGAAGCTCATGGATCGATGAAGCAAGTGGACTTGTAGGAACAAATAATGGTGGTGCAACATATAATTCTCAAGCACCAAGTTATTTTAATTTTAATGGCAATCAATCAATCGATTTCCAAGATCCAAATCAAGTTTTAAATTTAACAAATAATTTTACTCTTGAAACTTGGTGTAATATTACAGGTGATAACCAATGGGGTGCTTTACTTTCTTATGCAGGACAAGGTGGACCCGGTGGTGGTTGGGAGCAATATGCAATAGGTACATGGGGTGATGGAACATATTATTTTTCAAGTGGTGCTACAGGAAATAATATAACAGGTCCATCTATTACAGATAATAATTGGCAACATTTGGTTGTGACTTTCCAAGATGGTAATGTTGTTTTTTATATAAATGGTGTTAATGTCTATAGTACATATTTTGGATACAGTACATTAAATCAAGGAACCAATCCATATCTTTCAATTGGTGATAATCAAGCAGGAGGACAGGAATATCTTTATGGTAATGTTGGTCTTTCTAGAATATATAACAGAGTTTTAAGTACTAATGAAATTACACAGAATTATAATGTAACCAAAGACAGATTCACAGGACTTAAACTTGGATTGATTGGTTACTGGGGTCTTAATAGTTCTTCATGGGAAGATTTAACAAATAATGGATATAATCTTACATCAGTAGGTAATGTATCAGTTGGTACAGGTATTCTAGGTGGAGATGCTTATCTGAATCCACAAGGTACTCAAAGTTATTTACAGACATCTAATTTTAATAATCTGGCTAATATAGGAAGTGGAGACATATCAGCAAATTATTGGATAAACCCAACTGATTATGGTACTGGAGGATTTGAAAGTCACACAGGATATTCATTAGATCTTAGACAATGTATAAATGGTGGTAATACAGATGGTTGGTCAGTGGGTTTTAATAATGGAAATTATTTGAGCATTTTTACTTCATCTGGAGGAGATGTATATACTACAAATGCAACCATACCCACAGGGTCATGGACAATGGTTACTCTCTCCCGAAATAATAACACAACTTCTGTTTACATAAATGGAGTTTTAGATGGAACTTTTAGTGATTATGCAGACTTTACTTCTACTCAAATAACGCTTGGTTGTGTTACTGATTATGTATATTTTAATATAAATGGACTTCAATATGATGGAAATATTGATGAAGTCGGTATCTGGAATAGAGCCCTTTCCCAAGATGAAATAACAAAACTTTATAATACTGGTCAAGGACTTGCATATCCATTCAACCAACAACCATACAATCTAAAGGATAATATTGTTGCATACTGGAGTTTAGATGATACTACATGGAGTGATTCTAGTGGTAATGGATATACTCTTACAAATAATGGAGGAGTAACAAACGGAACAGGAATTTTAAGTGGAGATGCTGTTTACGGTGGATCTAATTGGTTAGAAAATGATCCCGGATTAACTATAGGAACATCAGACTTTACTTTTTCGGCTTGGATTAATCCAAGTAGTATCAATGCTACTGCTATTGTTAACCAAGGTAATAATGATTCTACTGGAAATTATTGTTTTTGGTATAATAATGGGAATATCGGATTCTATGCGGATAATAATGGACGCATAGAAAGTACAAACACCATTCCTTTAGGTTCTTGGTCGCATGTTGCACTTGTTTCAAAAGAAGGTGTATTGACTCTTTATATAAATGGCAATGCTGATCCATCTACTGGAAATTATTCTGGAAATTTTATTGGACAACCTTTTAAACTTGGATTTGGGTATGGTGGTATTCAATATTTAACAGGAAGTTTAGATGAAGTAGGCATCTGGAACAGAGCCCTTTCACGAGATGAAATAAGTTATCTTTATAATGATGGTAGGGCTCTTGCATATCCTTTCTTACCAACAAGTGGTCTTGCTCTTTGGTTAGATGCAAGTGATTCAGCAACTGTTTTAAATTCAGGAACACCTGCGACAGACGGACAATCTATATCACAATGGTCTGATAAATCAGGAAGTAACAATCATGCTATTCAGTCAAACCCTTCAAATCAACCAGTACTGACAACAAATATTTTAAACGGAAATCCTGTTGTAAGATTTGATGGTTCTAGTCAGTATCTCACAGATACGGTTTTAGGTGTTGATGGATCACATACTGTTTATATAGTTGCTATAAATAGAGGCAATGGATCTGGTGATGGTTACTATCCTCCATTGAGTTATGGAGGAATAAATGTAGATGAAGGTTGGCCTTTTGCATTTAAGAGTAATAATACATTTGCATCATTTCCTGAATATTATAAATTAGGAGCATCAGGAGGTTTAGATAATATTTTTACCTATACAAATAACACACCTTATCTTTTAGGATTACCATTTGATACTGTTTCACAAACTTGGCCTGTATTAGTTAATGGTGTAAGCATAGCAACTTCCACTTCAAATGTTTTTACATCGGATGGTAATAATAATATATTGATAGGATATCAACGTGATAATTCAAATGTTGATAGATTCTTTAACGGTGATATTGCAGAAGTATTAATATACAATCGTGTATTAAATGATACGGAAAGATATGCAGTAGAAACCTATCTCAACAACAAATACAACATCTACACAGTACCAGCAATCGTACAGGATGGTCTTGTTCTCTGGCTTGATGCAAATGATTCAAGAAGTTATCCCGGTACAGGAAATACATGGTATGATTTGAGTCCAAGTAACAATAATGGAACACTCAACAATGGTGTATCATTTAATAGTGGACTAATGCAGTTTGATGGTTCTAGTGGATATGTAAACTTCGGAAGCTATACACCAGAAAATGAATCATTTACCCTTGAAATGGTATTTGATTGGTCAGAATATAATACTGCAAATGTAAATTTCTTATTTTCTGGAAATTATCAACAATTTGAAATACATACTGGAGGAAATACAGGAACAAATGGACTAAGATTTATACCAGCAGCAATTTCTTCTGGTTTATCAGCAAGTGGAGATGGATATACTCTAGATGAAACTAATATAATAAGTGGTGGTCCAAATCATGTAACTTATGTTTGGGATGCGGATTCTAGTACAGCTTATCTTTATAAGAATGGAGCAATTGATACTAGTGCAGTTTTAAACCATACCACTGTAAAGACATTACAGGCACTTAATATCGGAAGAAGATCAAATGGTCAATATTATTTCCAAGGAGATGTATATATCACAAGACTTTATAACAGAGCCTTGAATTCTACTGAAGTTGCACAGAACTTTAATGTTTCCAGATCAAGATTTGGATTATAAAGACTAAATATATTATAGAACATGAACCTGAAAAATCCTATCACAATAACACCACCTCCAATTAAACTTGCAGATGGCACTGAAAAGACTTTTAGTCCAATTGTATTGGATGAATTAAAGTTTGTTATACTCGATGATTTTAAAAAGAAGACAGTTGAGGTCAGATTTGATTCAATTCCTTATTCGATGGTACTTTGGACAGGTTATTTCTATGATAAAGCTGGTGATTATACCCAAGAAGAAGTAGAAAAGAAGATTTTAGAGACTTTAGGTAGTAATCCAACCAAAATTTTGACTGAAATGTTCAGTCACAAGGTTTTTGCAACCAATTTTATACCAGCAGTTAGTGGAAATCGTGTTCACAATGTTGTTCCTCTCTCTTCTCGAAACATTTTCAGCACATATTACACAGAATTCTCTGGAAATTGTGCATTTAGAGCAAATCCATACACATTCTTGATGGGAATCTCAAGTATTGCACCATTAATATCTGGACGTTTTGTTCCTCATATAAGAGTACAGTCACTTTCTAGTATTCACTTCAGTTTAAGTGGATATTCTAACACATTTGTAACAAATGTAAGCTCTACATCAGCAATATAAACTATGTCATGGCAGATTCATCAACAACCAGTACAGCTAAACAGTTCATTAGTAGCACTCAGTGCTGTTAATATATCTGGTAATACTGAGTTTACTGGTACAGTTGATATAACAAATACCCTTACTGTAGAAGGTAATGCTACTTTTAGTGGAAACTTTAATGCACCAACAGGACATGTTGCAACTGCTGACCATGCTACCAATGCCGATCATGCCACCAATGCTGACAATGCCACAAATGCTGGACATGCAACAACAGCAGATGGATCGGTAGGTGATTTTACTGTTCCTGCTGGACATTTCTTTCAGGGTGATGGGAGTAAGCTTACTCATGTAAATGGAGCATTAGGATATGACAATAGTGGTGCAGGAACAAATATAGTCCCTTCAAAAGGTAGCAACGACATAGCTTCTGGTACATATTCTGGTATTTTAGCTGGTCAGAAAAACACCATGCAGAATAATGATAGTTTTATCATTGGTTCTAATATCATTAGTTCTCAAGATAATACAACTTTTGTTGAAAATTTGTTTGCCCTAAGTGCTGTTTATGGTGGTGGTAATGAGGTTGTTATGTCTGATGGTTCAAATGATAATAGTAATGGACCAAGTAGTTTAACTATTAATTTTGCTTCTGGAATATATCTTAATTCTAATAATATATACTTAAGTTCACAAAATAATTTATATTCTACTCATATATCAACTCAAACATTAGCAGTTTCTGGAGTTCCTTCTTCTTACATAATACTAACAGACTCTCATGGTAAGGGTTGGAAATTTGGTACTACTACCACTGGAACATTAACTGCTTTAGGTGCTGCATAATTGATAGATAGGGACATTTGACTAAATATTTCACAAATGTCTAGGTCGAGTATTTTTAAAACAAAAGGATATATTCCTCCACAATCAGGAGGTGGAAGTGTTGCATCTGTTTCTACTGATAATTTAATAGCTTATTGGAATTTTGATTCGGTATCTGATCTAGCTTCAATTCCTCCTACATTTGGTTCTTCCTCTTATACTCTTTTAGCAAATAGTGGTGATGGATTCCAAGGATCTTATCCACCACCAGTAGCCACTACTGGAAAGGTGGGAGCAAATGCATTACAATTTGATGGTCCATTGTCTGGTGAAGGGTTATATATTCCAACAGGAACCTTTCCATTATTAACAACATTTACAATTAGTTGTTGGGTAAAACTAACAGGCAATCATAACAATAATAATATTATAGCTTGTCACTGGGATGGTTCTGGTCCCAATTGGAATTTTATTTTTATCATTGCTAATGACAATCATTTACACATTGCAGTTCAACCCGGAGGAGCAGGTGCAGTTGGAGAAGCTATTGCAACAAATATAGATTTTACAGATGGAAATTGGCATCATTGTGTTGCTCAATCTGATGGTAGTACTTTTGTTAGAACTAATGTAGACAATACTGGATGGCACTCGGTTTCTTTAGCTGGTTCACTTGCTGGAGGTTCCAATGGAGTTCCTTTTCTTATTGGTAGAAATACAAGACAAGGTGTTAACACAGCAAGTATTAATCTTGATGAGCTTGGTATATGGACAAGAGTTTTAACAGATAATGAAATCACTTCATTATATAATAGTGGAAATGGTCTTGCATATCCTTTTAGTGGTGGTGGAGGCGGTGGTAGTGTTTTAGCAACAAAACCAGCAAGAATCTTAATTAAAGGGTATAATCCATTAACAGATATTGGTGGTGGAGGTGGTGGAACTACAAATAGTTTATTAACAAATATTCTAGCATATTGGCCTTTAAATGAAACAGTAAATTCTGGTAGTAGAGTAGATTCTACAGGAAATGGACACACTTTATTAGATAATAGAAATAATGTTAGCTACACTTCAAATGGAAGAGGGGGAAATGCTGCTGTTTTTGTTCATAATAATTCTTGTTCTTTGATAACACAAGATGGAAATATTCTATTACCTACAACAACATTTAGTGCTTCTTTGTGGGTCAAAATAACCAATGCTGGGCAATCAGGAGAAATTATTGGAAATGTAACAGGAAATAATTGGGCTGGTGGAGGAATACAATTTGATTATAATGGCAATGGAACTTTATTATGGGGAGCACTTTATGGAGATCCGAATACCTCTAATAGATTTACAACAGGATCATCAAATATAGCAGATGGAAATTGGCATCATCTAGTTGGAACATATAGTAATGGTAATAAAAAAGTTTATATAGATGGAACATTATTTGCACAACAAAATGATTCAAGCTCAACACCAATTGGCGGTAATGGTTCTTGTCATATTTCTTTAGGATCTAATTCTGATAATTCATATTCACCACTTAATATGGATGGACAATTAAGTGATGTTGGTATCTGGAATAGAGAATTAACATCATCTGAAGTCACTACTTTATATGCATCTGGAAATGGCCTTTCATATCCATTTGGCTTAACACCTACAAACCCAATTAATAATAATCTTCAAGCATTCTGGAATTTTGATGAAGCAAGTGGACCACGAGCAGATGCAACAGGAAATGGATATACAATATCAGAAGTAAATGGAACTATTCCTAGTGGAAATGGTGTTGTTGCTGGTGGAGGTGCTGCAAATATAGCAAATGGAAATTCTTCTTGGTTAAAATTACCTGCTGGAATATGTGACATAGGAACAGGACAAAAGTCTTTTTCAATTTGGTTTAAATTAAATCAGACAAATATTGGGTATCAATTTATTTGGTGTCAAGGACATAATTATGATTTTGCGGATAATAATATTGTTTATACAGAAAATGGTAGTTTTTTAAGTACAATATTTTTATCAACAACAGAAAATCATTGGAATGCATATAATTTAGGAGGAAATATATATCCAACACCAAATGTTTGGCATCATTATGTAATAACATATAGTGGCAGTCAGGTTACTGCTTACTATGATGGAAATCAAATAGCACAGTTTGGTTATAGTGGTTCTATTTCAACAGACAATACAGAATATACATTAGGTCATTATAATGCTTTTCCTAATGGTATTAATGGACAGCCCGGTGAATTTCATGGCCTAATTGATGATGTTGGTATATGGAATAGAGTATTAACTCCTAGTGATGTTGCATATCTTTATAATACCGGACAAGGTAGACAATATCCATTATATACACCACCCGTTCAAGTTCCTCCAAAGTTTAAAATTTTAATTAAAGGATATCAGAAACCAGTTCCTCAAAATTCATTCATAACCGATGGACTCATTTTATTACTAGATGCAACAGATCCAGCAAGTTATCCCGGTACTGGTGGAGTCTGGACTGATATATCAGGGAATAGTAACAACTTTAATATTAATCCTGCTGCATGGAATCCTGCTGGATATATGGATTTTAAGGGAAGTTACGGAATGGCAAAAAATTCTTCTGATATAACTCTATCTGGAGATGTTACCTATCTCTGTTTAACTAGAATTTTAAATTCAACAGGAAATTGGAGAACACTAACTCGTGCATACGGATCGCCCGGAAATCATCAAGTAATTGTACAGGCTGGTGGATGGGATGTAGGAACATACATAAGTAACGGTCCCGGCTTTAGAGATACTGGATATTCTCAACAATCTCTTCCGGGTTATGCATCAAATTCTTTTGATGTCATGTGCTGGAGATGGACAAATAATGATAATCCTACATATGATTTTAATGTTAATAATACACATGCAGGATCTATAACAGATTCTGCTGCTAGATATACAATAGGATTTGGTTCTATTGGTGGATATATGGGAATTGGAGGAAGCACAGATCCTAATGTTGGTGATCAATTTTGGGGAGACATTAAATTCTTTGCAGTCTATAATAGAAGACTAACCGATGCAGAAGTAACTCAGAATTACAATGCTATGGTAGCTAAATTCGGATTATAAGGGATGATACTATAAATATAATAAATGAGTTCTGCATATCCTCCAACACCCGTTCTACCTAATGGCTTTCATGGTTCCACTACTTTTAATTCACAGATTAAGAGTTATGACCATCTTGCTCAAAGAGTTCGCAGAGCCCTTGGTGAACCCTTAATTCAGATCGAAGTAAGCAGTGAACAAATCTACGAATTCATTGATATTGCTATTGAATACTTCACAAAGTTTTCTGGTGTTACTGAAGAGTTTTTAATCTTCCGTTCTGATCTTTATAAATCTGGTGTTGGTCTTGATATTGGAAAACTCATGAACATCTCTCCTGAGATGATGAATTCCAATACATCTAATCCTTCTCTTAGTGCTGGATATGATTATGATTTGGGAGATTTTAGAAAAGTTGTTGATGTTTATTCTTATGCAGAAGGAAATAATTCTGGTGTTAATACGCTCTTTACAATTGAAAATACAATTGCACAGCAAGCCTACTTTGGTCAGCTTCTTGGTAATGTAGGTTATGACTTGGTTACATGGCAAGCCCTTAAGACATGGCTTGATACTCGTGATAAGGTTCTTGCACTTACTCCTTATATTCGCTTTGACCCTGATACTCAGATCATGAAACTTATTCCAGAACCTTCACAAAGTGCTGGTGGAAGTACCTATCTTGGTCTGATTGGTTGTAAGGTTCAGAAGCCTATTAAGTTTTTAGTAAGCCAGCTTTGGGTATATCGTTATACTCTTGCTCTTACAAAGATTGCTGTTGGTCATGTAAGAACAAAATTCAGTGGTACAAATCTTTTTGGTGGTCAGTCCGTAAATGGTACTAATCTCTTAGGAGAAGGTAATAAGGAAAAGGATGAACTTGAAAAGGAAATCACCACCGATCAGATTGACAGAGAACCTATAAAGTTCTTTGTTGGTTAATGAAACTCGGACTTAAAAGAAAATCTAAAAATTTTGTGCAGGGTGTTTTCACTGCACAAAATATACAGAAGTATAAAGGCAGTTTTCCTATCATATATCGTAGTAGCCTAGAACTAAAGGTAATGCGTTGGTTTGATGGTAATCCTAATATAATAACATGGGGATCAGAGAGTGTTGTTATACCTTATGTATCTCCTCTTGATGGAAGAATGCACAGATACTTTGTGGATTTTGTCATAGCACTTAAACAAAAAGATGGGACTATTAAAAAATATATCATCGAAGTAAAGCCCTACAAGCAGACGATAAAACCAGAATCATCCAAACATAAAAAACCAAAGACAATTATCTATGAAACAACTGAATGGATAAAGAATCAGGCAAAATGGTCAGCAGCAGAACAATATGCTGAAAAACATAATATAAAATTTCTAATTCTTACTGAAAAGCACATTTCTCCATAACTTCTTTTAAAAGTGTCTCATATGTGGGTGAATCTTTGTACTCTATTCTTATTATTTTCCAACCTTTAGATATCAAAAATAAATCTCTTTTATAATCTCTATCTCTATTGTTTTTATGCCAGTATTCACCATCATATTCTATGTTTAATTTTATTTCTGGTATAGCAACATCCATTTCCCAATAATAATTTTTATCATTTATTATTTTATATTTGTGTTTAGCAGAAGGATATATTTCTTTTATTATATCAAACAACATTTTTTCAGGTACACTGGTTTTATTTTTCATTAATAAAATCAAAGTGTCTCTTCTTTTGTTGATTCCATTTTGTAATAACTGTTTATAATCTTCTTCTCTTCCGAATCTTTTTATATGTTTTCTTATACAGATGTCTCCATTTTTAGTGTAACCGAGTATATTGGCAATATCTACTGAAGTAACTCCTTTCCATATTAAAGGTTTTATTTTTTCAAAAAATAATTTTTTACTTTTTTCTAATCTTTTATTATTTTCTCCAAAATTAGTTTTTAATTTATTATCATTTAATAATTTTATTTTACCATTTTCTTTTATCTTTTTTTTGTCTTCTTCAGAACCAAATCTTTTGACCTCATCTGAAATTATAGAAGGATCTAAATTGCATTTTTTTGCTATTTCTTTTGCGGAAACCCTTTCCATATGAGTCTGTTTATTTTATTTTTATATCTATCTATACATTTTTTTGTTCTAGGGTCTATTTTTTGTTTCATCTTATATAAGATACTTATCACAGGAAAGCACCAAACTCGTGGGTAAAATAATTTTATTGAAAATAAAAAAATTCTGGTAAATAAATAAAATTAAACAAATAGAATAGTTTCAAAGTAAATATATTAAGAACATTATGTCCAATAATACCTATAGCCTCCTTGTAGAAGAGCCAACATACGAAGTAAAGTACCTGATTGAGGAAAAGAATCGCAATACTCCATCAATACTTCATATCCAAGGACCATTCCTAATGGCTAATGAAGCCAATAAGAATAAGCGTGTTTATCCCCTTGAAGAAATGGTCAAAGAAGTTAATCGTTATACCGATGAGATGATTAACACAAAGAGAGCTACTGGTGAACTCAATCACCCATCTTCTCCTGAAATCAATTTAGAAAGAGTCTGTCACGTTGTGACAGAATTAAAACAGAATGGAAATATCTTTGAAGGTAAGTCCAAGGTTCTTTCAACACCAATGGGACAGATCGTTCGTTCATTAATCATGGATGGCGTTAAGCTTGGTGTTTCTTCCCGTGCTCTTGGTAGACTTGAAGAAGACAGCAAGGGTGTTAATCGTGTTGCTGATTTTAGATTGGTTGCAGTTGATGTTGTTGCTGATCCTTCAGTACCTTCAGCATTTGTAAATGGTATCTTAGAATCCAAACAGTGGATTCTTAATGAGAATGGAGAATTTGCTCTTACTTATGATAATTTTGAAAAGGCAATCTCTTCACTTCCTAAGAAGCAAGTTGATGCTTATCTTAAAGAACAAATCATTACATTTATTAATGCATTAAAAACTCTTTAATTTGTAAACAACAAAGGTAAATAATATATACAATATGAATATCCGCAATTTAAAATCAAAACTTGTAGCACAAATTTGCGAAAAGAATTATGCTACTGCAAATAATACTCTCAATCAAGTTGTAACAGAAAAGGTAAAGACTCGTATTAAAAAAACTGCTGAAAAGCAAAAAGTTGTAAAGCCTACAAAAAAGTCTACAAAAAAGTCACCTAAGAAGACTAAGTAATAATAGAAAATTTTATGGATATCTCATCAATCATCAAAACTCTTGACACAAGCGTTCTTAATGAAGAAACAGCATCAGCAATTGCTGAAGCATTTGAATCAGCAGTTAATGAGAAAGTTTCTTCTCGTTTAACTCTCCAAGTTGAAAATGCTCTTGCAAAGCAAGATGAAGATCATGCGGTTAAATTAGAAAGTCTTTTAAAGGCTATTGATGAAGACCATTCAGAAAAGTTAACAAAGGTAGTTGATGCTATCAACGAAAGCCACACAACAAAGCTTGAGAAGCTTGTTGCCTTCTACCGTAAGGCTCTTAATGAAAAGGCAAATGCCTTCTCTGATAAAGTTGTAGAAGAAATCAGTAATTTCATGGATGCTTATCTCGAAAAAGCAATCCCACAGAATCAGCTTGAGGAAGCAGTTGCTAATACCAATGCTCGTAAGCAGATTGAACAAATTAAGAGCATCATTTCATTTGATCCTTCAACATTAAATGAAGATGTTAAAAATTTAATCACCCAAGGAAAGGGTAAGATTAATGAGTTGCAAAATCAACTCAATGAATCCTATAAGGAGAACATTGAGATTAATGAGCAGCTTAAGGAAGCAAAGGCTTCCCTCGTTCTTGAGAAGAAGACAAAAGGTATGACTTCTTCAAAGAAGAACTATATTTCCAGCCTGTTGAGCGACAAGACTCCTGAGTATATCGAGGAGAACTTTAATTATGTCGTTGAGATGTTCGAAAGAGAAGATAAGGAGGCTTCAACAAAACTTGTTGAAGAAGCCAAGGAAAAAGCATTCACAAAGGATGCTAGAGTTCCAAAGGCTGTTGTCACTGAATCTTCCACTGTTGAGTCAAGTGCTCCAGTTAACGGATATCTTTCAGCCCTACAGGGCATCGACAAACGCTAATAAATAAAGCGAAAATTTTATAGGTTGGAGAAGGCAATTCCGCACTTCCCGAACGCTATATCCATAAAGGAGAAATAACAAAATGGCTAATGTAAAACCCGCACCCGGTTTCATCGACAAATCCCGTGCAAGTCAGCTTCTCGAAAAGTGGGCTCCAGTTCTGAACTACAGTTCAGACAAGGTCCGTCCTATCGAGGATGAACATTCCCGTGTTACAACAGCAATGCTCATGGAAAACCAAGAGCGTTGGTGTCTTGAGGAAGGTGGAAACTATAGTGGAAACGGCGGATCTTTCGGATCTGGCTCTTCCATTGGTGGTATCTACAGTCCTTCAACAGGCGGAGTGACTTCAAATGACAGTAGTTATGCTTCTGGTGATGCTCGTCTTCCAAAGGTTCTTATACCGATGATCAGACGTACATTCCCTGAACTCATAACAAACGAGATTGTTGGTGTTCAACCAATGAGTGGTCCAGTTGGACTTGCATTTGCCCTGCGTTACCGCTACGAGCCCACCGCTCTCGGCTCTTCATCTAATAGTAACTATCCTTCAGACGGATCTTCATATTCTAATTCTTACCTCGGTAATGATGGAATTGATCGTTCTTCTGAGGTTGGTTCAGGTGCAAGCCGCAGTGAACTCGGATATCAGTATCTCGACACACGCTTCACAGGTACTAGCTCAACATTCCTCTCAGGAAACAATGACTTCAATGTTGTTGGTTCTGATCAGGGCGTTGCTGCTATCCTCAGCCAGTTCGAGTTAACTAACAATATCCCTCAAGTCACTGTTGAGTTCAGCAAGACAGCAGTTGAAGCTGGCACACGCCGCTTGGCTGCTCATTGGTCAGTTGAACTTGAGCAGGATCTTAAGAACATGAACGGCCTCGATATCGACTCTGAATTAACAAATGCTATGTCATATGAAATTCAGGCTGAAATCGACCGTGAAATGATCATTCGTATGATCCAAATCGCTCTCAATGCAGGTAATCCAAACGGATACACATTCTGGTACGCTCAGTCAGCTGACGCACGTTGGTTAGGGGAGAGAAATCGTGATTTCTATTCCAAGATCATCGTCGAAGCTAACCGCATCGCTATCCGCAATCGTCGTGGTTCAGCAAACTTCATTGTTGCTACACCTCGTGTTTGTGCGATTCTTGAGATGCTTCCTGAGTTCCAGTGGATGCCAGTAAACGGAAACGTTAACACCCAACCAACAGGCGTTGCCAAAGTTGGAACACTCGGTGGTCGTTTCACAGTTTACCGCGACACTCGTACAGATGCTCAGTATCTTGCAGGTCAGAGATCAAACCCAATTGAGTACGCTCTTCTCGGTTACAAAGGAACAGAATACTACGACACTGGTATCGTTTACTGCCCATATATTCCTGTCATGATTCAGCGTACAGTTGGTCCTAACGACTTCTCACCAAGAGTTGGTCTTATGACCCGTTACGGAGTTGTAGATTACATCTTCGGAGCATCACTGTACTACCATGTGATCATCGTCAAGGGCTTGGGCTATAACAGTGCCTTCCAAGGCAATGCCAACGGTCAGGTAGCTTACCTCTAATCGTTCGAGAACCTCAGTTCAAAAGAAACCCATCCTCGCAAGGGGGTGGGTTTTCTTTTTGCTTGAATAACTACCTTTATTTGATATAATTTAACAATGCGGTATGCACTAACAGGTTCACATGGAGTAGGTAAAACCTCCATAATCAATGGTTTAGAGGACTTTCTGATCGAGAAAGGTATAAAGACTATTACTAACAGCAGTAAAGCCCGAAATCTCAAGAATGCTGGCTTTAAGATCAATGATAATGCTGATGATGCTAGTGAATTACTGCTTGCATCCAATCATATAAGCCGTTTTAATGAAGATGATTGGTTTGCTGATCGTTGTATCATAGATACCTATGGATACACCTGTCATAATTTCTTTCATGGAAGAGTAAAAAAGAAAACACATTCCACTATAGGGCATATGACAAAAGAATTCGTAAAACTTTACGATAAAATCTTCTATATTCCAATAGAGTTTCGTATGGTTTCAGATGGTGTTAGAAAAGATGATGAATTATATCGTCAAATAGTCGATCAACACATTAAAAACTTCCTAACAAAAAATAAAGATACTCAATCTAAATTTATTGAAGTTAAAGGAACGGTTGAAGAAAGAGTTGATTATATCAAATCTTTTATTCCTTAGAAAATTCGCCTTCTATAAGCTCAATTTTCTCTTTCTTTCCAGTATCCTTATCAAACAGTTTCTTCATAACATCATCTCTAGTAGCTATCATGATGTTATTTGTCTGTGTTCCAATAGGAAGAGCCTTAGAACCAGTTGCTTCTACCTTTGCCACTTCTAGGTTATTCTTATGTTGCTTGGTTTGAAGATTAATCTTGTTAAGGTTATCAATAGCCTTAGTAACTGCTCCAATCATTTGTGCCAAAGCAGCAATCTCTTTAGGGTCTTGACCAGCAGTAACCATGTCTTTAAGGTTATTAACAGCTTCCAAGCCTACTTCAATAACTTCAGCAGTTTTTTTATAAACATAATCACTTACATTTTCATCGTTAAGATTTTCTACTTCTACTTGTCTTTTTTGAGGCACAGAAGGGACAGCATCACCCTTCAACTGCTCTACAATTGCGTCTATTTCATCAGAGGAATCCATATTATGGTACGAAATATTTAGTTGCTTATGCCCAAATTTCTAGTAAAATACACTTATAAATGACAAATCATTACGACACATTGTGGGTTGAGAAGTATCGTCCTAAGATCTTGGATGATATTATCCTAGAAGAAGATATAAAGAATCATTTTAAGACAATCACTGATGATATCCCAAATCTTCTATTTTATGGATCTCCGGGTACAGGTAAAAGTACACTGGCAAAGATCATTGTAAATGACATCTTAAAGTGTCAGTATCTCTACATCAATGCATCCGATGAGAATGGTATCGATACAATCAGAAACAAGGTTATTAGCTTTGCACAGACTCGTTCTATTGATGCAAAGAAGAAGGTGGTTATTCTAGAAGAGGCTGATGGTCTTACTGGAGAGTCCCTGAGAATCCTTCGTAACGTCATGGAAGAATATGTAGATACTACACGTTTCATTCTTACTGCAAACTATATAAACAAGATTATAGAGCCTATTAGATCACGCTGTATGCTCTTTAAACTACAGAATAGCATCGTTAGCTGTATTGGTCGTTGTGTGGATATTCTCAAGAAAGAGAATATTGCTGAATTAGGTGCAGAAAAGCAGAAGTTTATTGATTTTGTAACCGATAGATACCCCGATCTTCGTAGGATTATTAATGATCTTCAGAAGTTTTGCGTAACTGGAAAGCTATTAATTCCTGATCATAATGAATTGTTAGATCTCGCAGGATTTATTATCAAGGGTTTGTCTATATCCAGATTATCATCTATGGATATTAGAAAGAAGGTTATTGAATCAGAAAAGAGCTTCAATAATGACTATCAACAGCTTCTTAAGAATATGTTTGATTATGTGTATTCTTCACAAGACCTTACAGAAAAACATAAAAAGTCACTATTGCTTGATATCGGAGAATATCTATATCGAGACAATTTTGTTCTCGATCATGAGATCAACTTTTTCTGCTGTGTCTTGGCTATTGAAGCCTCACTTACTTCTTCTTAGACTTTGATTTCTTACCAGCTAAGAAATTCTTTGATCTCTTAGGACCATTGAAGTATTTTCTTTCTTTTGCTACAGAAGCCTTAATCTTGGTATTCTTCTCAGGAAGCTTTGAATCCATTGAGTGATTATCAAGAGCCTTAAAATCATCAACATTAGCAGGTACTGGCTTGCTCTGAACATAATCATGATAGCGTTCATACTTGTTAGGAACGCCCTGCACAGGAGGAAGATTGATACCGAAATCAAGAACTTCAACGAGCTTATAATCACCGGGAACTAAGAATTCATTGTATTCTGTTGGTGCTGAAACTGTTCTTGGATCAGTCTTAAGTGTGAGAATAATGTTGTGTGCTCCACCAGCTAAATCATTTGCATCCTTTGCTGATGCATTTGTACTTGGGGAGGCAATATCATGAATAAAGAAGAAAAGATTTGGATTCTCTTTTAATGAACCTCTGAGCCACTGGTCGAAATCTGATCCCTGCTGATAATGTGTTTTATAAAAGTCAGAATTGAAGAATTCAGGACGAAGCTTTACAGGAGTGTTTGTGCGGAAACCTCCATTTGAATAATGAGTGAATGCTTTTTCGCAAAGTGTTTCGAATTTTTTGTTCATATATATTGGATATTTACCATAAATATTTACCTAAGATGGCTACTATTTATATAGATAATCTTGTTAAACCAAAAGAGGTAAATTCTCCTACTAATTACCCTTCTAAGGAAACAATTCCAAATCAGCATGTTTATACTGATTTACATTTAGATTTGATTATGGGTAAAAATGTGGGAAATGGGTTAAATCCAGTAAATTCCAATGATATCGTTGCTGATTATGATTCCAACGCCATAAGAAACTCTTTATATAACATTTTCACTACAAGAAAGGGTCAAAAGCTTTTAGATCCTAATTTTGGGGGTAATTTAGATCAATATCTATTTGAATCTATAAACAACGTTAAAGCCAAAATTTTAGGTGATAGTATCGTACAGGCAATAAATGCTTATGAACCTAGAATTAGTGTTGAAAGTGTACAAGTGATGCCATTACCCGACCAAAATCAATATCATGTGATTTTTGTGTATAGTGTATTAAATATTGGTAAGACTGATACATTTAAAATCAATTTTCAAGCAAACAATATAGACATTTATGAGTGATTTAGTACCCTTTGACAAAAATTCCTATGTAGCCTTTGATGGTACAAGCATCAGAGACATCATTGTTAGTCGCCTCAATCAAGGTCAAGTTTTTACTGACCAAAATTATCAAGGCTCAAACCTTTCTGCTTTAATTGACATCATTAGTTACACATTTTCAACTCTTCTTTACTATCTAAATAAAACATCTTCAGAAAGTATGTTCTCAGAAGCTCAAGTGTATGAGAATATGAACCGCATTGTTAAGCTTTTGAACTATAAGCCAGTAGGAAGATTAGGTCAGAATGTACCATTCTCAATGAGTGCAACAGCAAATCTTCCGAAAGGAAATTACTTCATTCCTCGTTATAGTTACATAAATGTTGGAGGAACTCAATTTTCAACAAATCAAGATATTGTATTTTCAAAACTTGTAGATGGTGCTACAACCATTGATGATATCAATAACAATTATCTTTTATATCAAGGACTTTTCCAAGAATATCCTCTCTATACTGCTGCTGGTATTGATAATGAAGTTATATATTTGGCACTCAATGATACAACATATATCGATCACTTCAATATTCAGATTTATGTAAAACCTAAGAATGCTACAACTTGGCAACAATGGACAAGCGTTTCTGATCTGTTCTTATACACAGCCACAGATAATGTTTATACTACAAGATTTAATGAAAATCTTAGATACGAAATTCAATTTGGAGATGGCATCACTGGTAATAAATTAAATGAAGGTGATCAAGTTGCTGTTTATTATCTAGCTATTGATCCTAATACATCTGGAATAGCTCCGGGTGCTATAAATGATTCAAGTATAGTAAAATTCAATTCAACACAATATACTCAAATATTAAATGATACTTCATTCAATTTACAAGAATCACTTTCAAATCAACAGATTGGTTATATTTCTTTATCAAATGATTATCCATCCAATTCATATTCTGATTATGAAACTGTAGAGAACATCAGATCAAATGCACCAAAAGCCTTTAGATCACAATATAGATTGGTAACTAATTTAGATTACGATTCTTATATTAGATCAAATTTTGCTAATATTATAGCAGATACAGCAATTGTAAACAATGATGATTATTTAAATGGTCACATGAAATATCTTTATGATATTGGATTAAATTATCCTCAACTACAAAATCAAGTTTTATTTAATCAAATAAAGTTTGCAAACAGTTGTAACTTTAACAATGTATATGTTTATGTTGTTCCTAATAATGAAGATCAGGATTATCTTTCTCCCCCACAAAAAGAACTTATAATAAATGGTCTACAAGATTCAAAGACAATGACATCAAATGTTGTTATCATGGACCCTGTTTATATTAATTTGGATTTTTATGTTAAATCGGTATATACTAATCCCTCTATAAATGATATTAATTTAAACAGTCTTAATATCATTAAAACAAAAAATACCAGAAGAGCTTCTTCTGCTATTTTATCTGATGTAAAAAATCTTTTCATCAATACATTTAATCATAAGACTTCAAAATTAGGACAAGTAATTGATTTATATAAATTAACTTCCGATATCCTTAATATCGAAGGTGTACAAAATGTACAAACATATAGATCAGATACTAATGAATCTGTTAATGGTATTTCTTTATTATTCTGGAATAGTTTATACCCAGATCAAGATTCAAACGTACACACACAAAATATAACATTAGGATATTTTCAATATCCAGTATTCAACAATATAAATGATATTGCTTCAAGAATAAAAGTTATAGAACAAACAGGAACAATCAAGTCTGTTGATTTCTAATAAAATATGGCTGCACCATATATAACACCCAATCAAAAATTTGAAATAACTCAAGGCGTTTATTTCACAGAACCCTTAAGCTATTCAGGCAATCCCGACAGTTGGGAAGCTGTTGGATTACCAGAAGGTCTTAGTATAGACCCAGCTACAGGAATTATTTCTGGAACACCAACAGGATCAACAAATAGATATGGCTATATATTAGCTACTCAAAACGGTGTAGGAACTGGTGCTGGAATTGTATATTTCCACTTAAATATACCACAATCTTATACCCTTAATTTTAACATTGGTCCACAAACAGGATATGCAGATTCTACTGTTTTTCAATTTACAACAAACGCACAAAGTGTTCTTTCTGCATATTCTTTATTATGGAATTTTGGTGATGGTAGTATAAGCAATTCCATAAATCCACAACACATCTACCATTTACCGGGAAATTATATAGTATCATTAAATGCATACACAAAAACTGGGGTTATTAGTCTTTCGAGTTATCTTGATGTTAAGCTTTTATTAAACGAATCAATTTATTTTGATTATGTACCACCACCAACATTTGCTGGTCACTATAATAGATACCCATTTAAATTAAATTTCACATCATCAGTAACAGGACAACATGTAATTGATCTTGCTGCACAATTTTCTAGATCATATGAAGCACAAGATCCAGAAAATAAATGGTCATTCTTAAGACCAGAATGGAGATTTTTGGATCTTAGTGGAAATAAGATTAAATCAATAACAACAACTGATACACTGATCTATGCAGATGAATTGGGAAGAGTTACACACGATCAAACAGGATTTGTAGCAGGTGTTACAGGTACTGCGAGTTTCTATTTCATTGATGATCTTTATAATTTTGATTTAGCATTAAACGATAATCCATATACAACAATAATAGCAACACTCAGAACAAGTGCTATTAGATCATATAATGATAGCTTTAATGCTGATAACGAATTACCCGGTTTTAGTAATAGTTTGGCATCAATAAGCTGCCCATATCTCTTTTATTTCAGACCACCAGATAAACTCAATATTACAGAAAACGGTATCAGAGATTATATCAACCCAAGATGGCCTTCTGCAACCCAACCAATCTTAGTTGATACTGTAACAAGACAACCATATCCCGATCCTTGGATAGATGGTAATGGTGTCTGTGTTTATAATCCTGATTTTGCTTTTTGTCATTCCATACCAATAGAAAATCAAAATAATTCTATTTTAAAATTAGGTTCTCCTAATATAGATACTGAATTTATAGATAGTAATAAAGTAAATTTAATTAATAATAATACAGAATTTAAATGGATAGATGACACAGGGTATAAGACCCCCGGTTATTTCAAAGGTAGCTTTACAACCAGTGCAGTTTCATCCTTAAACACACCTATAACTGGAAACTTAACATTTGATGTTCCTACACTTAGTGGTCAATTCTTTAATCCTATTCTTTGGATATCAAATCCAGAAGCAGGAATGATGTCTACTGCTCAGTATATCTATAGTGATGCCTTATCTGCTGCTACAACCCAAAATCTGAATATAGCACAAGTTCACAACTTTGCTATGCCAATTATTACACAACCAGATTTTACAAATAATCCAATGGCATTATCTGGTTTTCATGGGATTAATAGTATAGCAGCCCTTCCAATGCCAACCTATCATGCATGGGTAGCTGATTCTGAATTGAATTACATGTATAGAATCAATAGTTTTGGAAACATTCTTTGTGCTGTTGATGTTAATAAAGTAGTTACCGATAATAATCTTGGTTTCTCAGTACCTAATCAAGTATCTCCTGCATCTATTGTAATGGATAGTAAACAGAATATTTGGATGACTCTATATGATACTGTTTCCACTTTTAAGTTTGACAGTTATGGTAATTTCTTATTTGCAACAAATCCTCTTGCTGCAACTGGTTATGACTTTCCACCAAATATAGATCCTGCATGGTATGACGAAAATACCTATTTTTCATTTGATACTAATGCTGGAACTTATCAGAATGATTTAAATGCCCAAGATATAAACTTTATAGAACCTACAGGAATTGATACCGATACTCAAGATAATGTTTGGGTAACATATTCTAATTATGCCAGTGGTTACCTTATAAAATATGACCAAAATGGTAATATGTTATTCTCATATTCTTATCCTGTATGCTCATCCCCACAGGAAATTGTAGTAGATAATCAAGACAATGTTTGGATTGCTCTTTCTAACAATATCTGGAGCACAAGAGAATGTAGTTTAGAAAAAAGAAACTCTTTAGGTCAACTTTTGAGTTCTGTATATCCTATATATGGACTCAATCATTTAACATTAGATGTTAAACAGAATCCTTGGTTTAGTTTTAGTTATGATTGGATTGGTTCTTTAGATAATTCCACAGGATCAATAACCACTTATGAAGTTACTGGAACAGGTAATACTCAGTATCATTCAGATTGGTTTGATCCTTCTATTAATACAGATGAGACTGCTATCGAAGGTATTGCAACAGACATTAAAGGAAGAGTATATGTAATCAATTCAATAGAGAATCAGGTTTATGTATACGATTCTATTAATAATGTTTTATTGAATAAATTTTATATAAACCCACAAGGATTTGTATTCTATCAGGCTGATCAGTATGAACCAACCCTTATCGAATCTGCTCTTTGGAATAAATCAGCACAGGCTATAGGAGATTGGACAGGATTTAGATGGACTAACAAATATGGTAATAAATTGCCATATTTTGAAACTAGTGGAAATACACTTTCATTAAGTGGTCAATCTGTTCCTTTGAATTTTATTCAACATCAGACCTATGATATTTTCAAATTAAATGAAAACTTTGACATGGCAGGTCAAATGAAGTCTATGGCTTTCATGCCTTCATTAAATGAGAGTACTGCTTTATTTGATCAATTCTTGGGTTCTATTTTTGGAAAATATCCATTTAACCACACTGATCTTGGTGTAGAGACATATGAAAAAATAGCAAACTATGTAGCAAACCATAATGATATTGATCTTTGTAATATTAATCAATTGTATGATCTTGCAGAATCTGTAGGATTGGATTCTGAAGACTTTAGACTTAATTTCCCACCTGAAGTACAAAGAATAATTGATACAGCAAGTATCAATCAGTCTAGACTTTTAGGTGCTAGATCACTAGACCAGACAGCTTTCACAAGAACAAACAGTCAAGGAGAAATAAATAGAGGAGATCTTATAACAAGTCTTTGTTATATAGTAAGTGCTGGTAAACCATTGATTTTAAAAGACAGATCTTTAAACAAATATAGAATCATACCAACTGGAAATCTATATGGACTCAGTGCATATCCTTTACAAGCTTTAGCTGATTCGATAGGATTAACTGACAATAATTGGACTTCTTATTATGAGTTCTATGAATTTATTCCAAGCTACGATCTGACCCAATTGGAAGGATTTATAGATTGGAGTAATCCACAGACAACAATATCAGAAACACTCTCAACAAATAACCAATGGTTTAGTGAAGAAGGATTCTTGGACAGCCAATTATCCTATGAGTTGTATAAAGGTTTAGGATTTATTTAACAAGACCAAGCAAATAATTGGCTTGGTTGAATCTGGATAGTATATCCTCAATTGTATTATGTATTCCAGATTTTATTTGTGTTAAATAATTGTTCATTTCAATGGAAGTGAGAACTGAACTTATTTCTTTGTATACATTGAAATATATTTCCAATATATCCCCACTTTCATCATTGAACTGAGAAGCATTTTCTAAGTTTAAAATAGCATGATTGACTGATGGAAATAATGCTGTGCTGTTTCTACTAGAACCGATTATTTCTTCTTGAAGTTTATCGAAAAGTTCATCTAAATCTTCATAAAGTTTACCTAAAATTTTATGTTTATTATAATCCAAAACATACCAATGAACCATATGTATAATAGATTCTGCCTTCATTAAAAGAACACCAAATTCTCTAGTTGGGTCTACATTGCTTATTGTTTGAGTTGTTATGATTTCTATGTCCATTTTAAATTTTTTCGTATATTTGAATTCTTATCATATTATTACCAACCACACTATCCGTACTTGATAATATCTTATAATTATCTAAACTTCTATCATATCTTGCGGCATTTCTCGTCTCATTATATACTCCAACTTCAGGTTCTACAGTTTTTTCTTCTGTTTTTGTGAATGAAACATTTTCTTTGTTTTTTGAGATTGCTGAATCAAATCCAGCAGCTTCCATTTCTTTAGTAAGTGCTGCTGTTACATCTTGTTTTGTCTTAAAGAAGATTCTCCAAAAAGGTATGGGGAAAAGAATATTGAGTGCTTCTTTTCTTTTGGAACAAGTAGCACAAGGAACCTTTTTACCTGTAATAAGATGAGTGAGCCACCCTATTGTTTTCCCGTGTAAAATGGCTGCTATAGCATCTCCTAATCCACGAGAATATCTTAATTTAAGACTAGGATTGTTTTCCAAAAACTGTGTTGAATTGTCGTTCTGATTCATCTTTAGGTATCAAACTTGCGTAGTTTCTATAGTATTTAACTCTTTTATCATGTTTGTCCACTGCATTTATAATATAGTCAGACATATCCATGAAATCATCATCCTGTAAATTAAGATTGTTTTTTACTAACATTTTTATTTGTTTTATTATATTTCTCATCTGTACCGCTAATGGGTACTTTTTATCAATATATTCAAAAAGCTCTCTTTCTAGTTCCATTTCTTCCACTGGATAACCTATATCTAGTGGAATCATTCTACCCGTTTGATAATCTCCATCCCATCTCCACATGGTGATATCTGATTGAGAATTGGGTATTTCTTTTTTAAGAAGTTCTGTGTTTTCTGGTATATCGGGGCTATAACCTATGAAGGTTCCCTCTTTATTAAATAATACAAACATATTATGCTAAATTACCTCTGACATCACCAGTTTGCAACCATGTGATATAAGAATGCCCATTTACATAATTTCCTGCTTTACCACCTAATGGTGGATATTGTGTGTTTCTAACATCTACAGTGCCTGTACTGACACCGGGAAGTCCTATATTTCCACCATTACCACCACTACCAGTATTTGTAACTGGATTCCAACCAGAACCACCACTTCCTCCTGTTGTTAAACCACCAGAATTACCAATACTTCCATCATGAATAGAGAAGGAAGGGGTTTTACCGGGAGGTGTTATAGGAACGGTATATGTACCAACACTTCCATATAGACCAGCATCATATCCTCCACCTCCACCTCCACCTCCACCAGATCCTGCTGCTACAACTAAAGCAGACTGAACACCAGTACTACTATGGAATACGGCATAACTGGTATTACTATGAGAAGCAATACCACCAGCACCACCTCCACCACCACCAGCAATTATTCCATTGTTTTGTATAGTTGTAGGATATGCCAAGAATATAGCATCTCCTCCATTTGATCCATTATTAGCAACTGATAATTGTGTTCCTAATCCTTCACCTAAACCACCAGCACCACCACAACCAAAGATGTTTCCATTGTTTACTATAGTAACAGTATCCCCCGTACTAAATCCTGAAACTGTTATAGCACTATTTGATGTTGATGTAGCACCCACATAAACTCCAGCATTTACGGTTACTGTAACATCTGTATAACCGGGATAATATAAACCACTTATTGCTGTATTATAATAAACATCAAAATTATGTGTGTTATCAGTTATAACTAAATTTATTGTAGATCTACCATTAGATGTTGTTGGTTTTGTTATTATTCTTGGAGGTTTTGTCTGTACTAATATAATTTCTCCAGTTGCTTGAGTAGAACCTGTATCTGTACTATAATAAACCCATTTACCATTTCCGTCATTAGAGAACTTAAATATTTTTCCGTTTGCTAAATGGACATCTTGTTTATTGAAATTAACATACATGTGTCTGGTAACATATGATATTTCTGGACTAAAGCTTTTACTAATTAAATCATTCGGATCATTTGGATTAGAGGGTACATTATA